GTATTAGGCGTAAGGTCTATGGAATCGAAGGTTGTCGTGTAGATGGTTCTACCCCTTATCTTGTCCATGTTCCATTGGTTGTAGGTAGTCCATAGAGGTCCTGTGTCCACCGCCACAATGTATTGGCAGTATTGCGCTAGGTTACCGATCTCGGTGACCGTCATGTGCATCTCTAGCGTGCTTGGGCAGAGTTTGGTGGGATAGACCGTCATCACATCCATGTCCTTGCACAGCAGCTTGGTTAGGCTCTCAAACTTGCCTGGGGAAAAGGTGGGTAACTGGTTGCTTCCTGGTGGGCAATTGATGATGAGGACATCAAAGGGCTGATAGACCTTCTTCCTCAAGGCGGGGTATTCAAAGAATAGGTCGTACTTCGTGCGTATCGGGTTCTTTACCCCTAGGCGCTTGGAGAGGGTGTCAAACCAGTCTAGGTGCAGATCAACCCAATGGCGCTGTTTGGGGTGTCGGTAAAACCAGCCATCCACGCCAAGCCAGGCGTTTGTTGCGGAATCGACCTTCTCTCCTAGGGGGAGAATCTCGATAGTGGTTAAATCCTCTACTACTGCAAGCAACTGCGGGATATAGATGTCCTGGCAGTAATGGCGAAAGATGTAGTCGGGATAGAGGTAGGACAGTCGCCTTAGATAATTGAGGTGGATTAGTTGGTCACCTAGATGATATTCATTGTAGGTTTGTATCATGTTGTGTATTATATGGTTATGAAAGGAGATGTAAAGATGAATATAGAGATTGAAAAGAATATTCCAATCCCCCCTGAGAAAAAGCGCAATGTGTACCCATATAAGATCATGGACATTGGAGAGAGTTTTGTAATTCCACAAGCAAAGATACAAATTGTGTGCAATGCCAACTACCGAGCTGGCAAAGTATCGGGTAAAAAGTTTATCGCTAGGCGAGAAGGGGATGGGGTACGGGTATGGAGAACAGCGTAAAAGAAGCCAATGGCTCAAAAAGCGTCAATGAGCTAATTGAAAAAGCAAGTGATGATGCTAAAAAGATGTATATGCAACGCATTTGGGGAATGGATAAGGAGCAAGTGTTCCATGAATTGATGCGGGTTCATGCCGAGAGTTCTAAGCTCCTCATGCAAGCCCAAGCGGAATTAGAGCGTTTGCGCCAAGTGGTAGGTGAGGATGACCCAAAGCGACATTGAGAGAATCACGGAAGAACGCCTAATATACAAAACCGAGATGATGAAAGCCATAGCGTGCCGAAAGAAGAAGGACAAAATAGCTCTAGCAGCCGAGTGGAAAGCCAAGTATTCTGAGATGACTTACAACGCTTTGATTATGTTGGCACGCAACCATTCCGCTAGATTAAAGGTCGCTTATTGGGATTTGCCGAACTTTGAACTTAAACGCTTAAACAAACATGGATAAAGTTGTTTTAATTACGGGTGGGTTTGATCCCCTTCATTCTGGACATATTCAATATATTCAGAAAGCACGGGAGCTAGGAAACTCATTAATTGTGGGTTTAAATTCCGATGCGTGGTTAGAGCGTAAGAAAGGCAAAGCCTTTATGCCTTTTACAGAGCGCCAAATTATTATGCACAACATTAAATCGGTAACTGCTTGCATTGACTTTGACGATAGTGACGGTACAGCCAAAGATGCGATTTACAGGGTGCGTAGAATGTTTCCTAAAACTTGCATTGTGTTTGCCAATGGTGGTGATCGTAACCATGACAACATTCCTGAAATGGATGTGATGGATGGTAATGTGGAATTTGTTTTTGGCGTGGGTGGCACAAACAAGAAAAACTCATCGTCTTGGATTTTAGAGGAGTGGAAAGCTCCTAAAACCGAAAGACCTTGGGGTTATTACCGAGTATTGCATGAAGTTCCAGGCACAAAGGTTAAAGAGTTAACTGTCAATTCAAAACAAAGCCTGAGTATGCAACGCCATCAAGAGCGTAGCGAGTATTGGCATATAGCAGAGGGCGAGTGTATGGTCAATGGTCAGTATCTTAAGCAACATGACTATTACCACATTGGTCAAGCCCAATGGCATCAATTGACTAATCCATACCAAACACCATGCAAGATTGTTGAAATCCAGTATGGCAAACAATGTATTGAAACAGATATAGAAAGAAAAGAATGAAAGCATTTATTACGGGGATTAGTGGTCAAGACGGATCGTACTTAACCGAGCTATTGCTATCCAAGGGTTATGAGGTTCATGGTATGGTGCGCAGAATCAGCCAACCTAATTTGTCAAACCTAACAGAAGTCATTAATCAAATTACTTTGCATACAGGCGATATGCAAGATGCGACTAGCCTATATCGGATTATTGACAAGGTTCGCCCAGATGAGATTTACAACTTAGCTGCCATGAGCCAAGTGCGGGATTCGTATGACCATCCCGATGTAACCCAAGACATTAACTCCAATGGATTGCTACGGATTATGGAAGCCGTGCGCACCATGGGATTGGATTGCAAGATATACCAAGCGTGTTCGTCTGAAATGTTTGGCAAGGTCCAAGAAACCCCCCAGCGAGAAACCACCCCATTTTATCCACGCTCACCGTATGGCTGTTCTAAAGTCCATGCCTATGAATTAGCAAGGGTATGGCGGGAAGCCTACGGCATGAAAGTCTATTGTGGGATTTTGTTTAACCATGAAAGTCCAAGACGGGGTGAAGCCTTCCTTTCCAGAAAGGTCTGCAAAGCCGTAGCCGAGATTGCCAACAAAAAACGGGATAAGCTGGTATTGGGAAACCTTGATGCCAAGCGAGATTGGGGGTACGCCAAAGAATATGTGGAATGGATTTACGCCATTATGCAACACCCCACGCCCGATGACTTTGTGATTGCCACAGGCGAAACGCACAGCGTTAAGGAATGGATAGAGTTAGCCTTTCAATGCGTAGGCATTGAGAACTGGGAAGATTATGTGGATTACGACAAAAGTTTAACTAGACCAGCCGAAGTGGATTTGCTGTGTGGCGATGCGCTTAAAAGTAAACAGCTCTTAGGATTTGAGCCAAAGGTTAAGTTTAAAGAACTAGTCAAAATTATGATGGATGCTGAAATGAAAAAGTTAAGCTCATTCCATGAAGATCACCGCAGACGCTTGCACAGCTTTTCAGAAGCCAAGCTCTTAGAGATTAAAGAAGATTGCACCATTGGTAATCACTATCACAAAATTAAAACCGAAAAGTTTGTTTTGTGTGAAGGAGAATCTGCCTTAATCATTAAAGATGGCGAAACCACGCCCATGCAAATTGGTAAGATTTATACGGTATTACCAGAACAGCATCATACTTTTAACATTAAAGCGGGTAGCGTTTTAGTTGGTTTGAACTCTATGCCGTTTGATCCTAAAGACGATTACAAATGAAAAGCGCAGCCGTAGTTACCGTCACTCAAGGTCGCAAAGAGCTAGAGCGTTGTTTAAAAAGCGTTGCTCATCAATCCTACCCATGCACCCATTATGTGTTGTGCGATGGCGAGGATGACCATGAGATAGCCCAGTTCTACGATATGACTAGAGATTACGCTGAGTACGAAGCCCGTTGGTCTTATTGGGGTAACGCCATTGGTGGTAATGGTTGGCTGGGTCAGCGCTGGTTAGCGGCTGCGCCACAGCTCATCACCGAGGATGTGACTTTCTTTTGCAATGACGATGACTGGTATGACGAGCATCATGTCAAGTCCATCATGGAAAAAATTAATGCGGGCTACGACTGGGCGCATAGCTTACGCAAGGTGTATGACCAAGACGGCAAGTATTTGTTTGACGATAACTGCGAAGCCATTGGCGAAAACCACCACGCCTGGAATATTGAAGGGCATCATTTTGTGGATTGGTGTATGTGGGGAATGAAAACCGACAAGCTACGCCAAATTGCCATTTTGCTGAATAACAAAGATGCAACCGTAGATCGGCACTTTTACAACGCAGCCAAGCAACTCTTTCCCAACTTTACGAGTACCAATCGGCATACCTTTAACTTCCGTTTAGGCGGTGGCTGTGGCGTTCAAAAGGAGTTTTTTGAACAAGGAAATGCCTGGATGCTCAAGAAGTTTGACAACAAATTACCGTGGATTAAAACCTAATGGATTTTAACCTTAGTCAGTTTTATAACTTTTGCTCGCAGTTACAGATTGAAACCAAAGAGCAAGGGCTAAAGCGCATGGGCAATCTGCTCGGTACGCAGACCTATGTTATGAACGAAATTAAAAAGGGCTTGGCAGAGGATGTGCATTTCTTTGTCATCCTGAAAGGAAGGCAACTTGGCATCACTACAATATCACTCGCACTTGATCTCTACTGGCACTTCACCCATCCAGGGTTACAGGGAACGCTCACCACAGACACCGAAGAAAACCGAGATATGTTCCGATCAACCCTTGCCATGTATATGGAAGGTTTACCCAAAGAGTATCGAATCCCGCTGCTTGCCCACAATCGGAATCAGCTTTCCCTCAAGAACCGCAGCCGTCTTTTTTATCAAGTCGCTGGGCTTAGAGCAAAAGGTTCACTTGGTCGTGGAAAGGCTATCACATACCTACATGGTACAGAAACGAGTTCTTGGGGAGATGAAGAAGGACTAGCTTCTTTATTGGCTTCGTTAGCGGAAACCAACCCAGATCGGATGTACTTGTTTGAATCGACTGCCCGTGGCTTTAATATGTTCCACGATATGTATGTCACCGCTAAACGGGCTAGAACCCAACGGGCTATTTTTTGTGGCTGGTGGCGCAATGAACTCTACACCCTTGATCCCGAGGGTCAAACCTATAAGGTGTATTGGGATGGCAAGCTCACAGGCGAAGAAAAAGAGTGGGTGAAAGACATTAAAAAACTCTATAACTTTGAAATCAATAGCCGTCAAATAGCCTGGTGGCGTTGGAAACTCTATGAAGGCATTAAGGATGACAGCTTAATGTACCAAGAGTTCCCGCCTACCGAGGACTACGCCTTTGTGATGACGGGTACTTCTTTCTTTTCTAATGCGAGGTGTACAGATGCCGTCAAAAAGATTAAGCGTATGGATTGTGAGTACTTTCGATATAGCTTTGGAGTTAACTTCCAAGATACTGAAGTTCTTAAATCCACAGAAAGACTGGCTTCGCTCAAGGTTTGGGAGCAGCCTGTTGATACTGCTTACTATGTTATTGGCGCTGATCCCGCTTACGGTAGTTCTGATTGGGCTGATCGTTTCTGTATTCAGGTCTATCGGGTATATGCTGATGGGATGGAGCAAGTAGCTTCCTTTGCAACATCGGAACTAAACACTTACCAGTTTGCATGGATCATCGCCCACTTAGCGGGTGCATACAAAAACTCTACCCTAAACCTTGAAGTCAACGGTCCTGGTCAAGCCGTGATTAATGAGCTAAAGAATTTAAGACGACAAGCTGCCAACATGGGTAGCGCTTTGGGCAAAGACCTGATGGATGTGTATGCCAATATGCAAAACTACATTTGGCGCAGAAACGATACCTTGGGCGGAATATCGAACAGCATTGGCTGGCTGACTACGGCAGCGACTAAGGAGAGGATGCTCACCTACATGAAGGATTACTTTGAGCGTGGCATGATGGACATTTACGACATGGACACCATTGAAGAAATGAAAACCATGGTGCGTGATGGTGGCTCAATCTTGGCTTCTGGGCGCAATAAGGATGACCGAGTGATTGCGTCTGCTTTGGCGTGCGCTGCCTTTGCCGAGCAAGTACAGCCACGGCTAATAGCCCAAAAGATTACCCGTAATATTTCACGGGTGCAAGACGACTTTACCCCAGAGCAATTAACCGTTGGGCGTAATGTATCGGATTACTTAAAACGCATTGGGGTATATGGACAATGAAGCCTACGATTCCAAAGCGTGATTTAAAAATTATCATGCACCGATTTTTGTCAGACAAAGATCGAGGAATCAGTATTCCCTTGTTTTCCGATTTGTGTGGCATATCCATTAACCAGATACGGGATGTGTTTTTAAACAACACAGAACCCTTGAGTGAGTATGTGCAAAGGCGGGTTAGCAAAGCGTACAACGAGTGGAAAGATGGCGAAGTTGCCATTATGCAAAACCGAGATACCAGCAAGTTTGTGCAGTACCGCAAAGAATCCAAGCCAGCACTCGAGAAAGTAACCAAGTTGCAAGTGGTTAATGGAGAGATTAAGATTAAGTTAGGTATTAATAAGAAGTATGATTATTCAGATAGTACATTAGATGAACAGTTAGGAAGGGGATGATATGGCTGTAAAAAATGATTACAAATGCCCAACACACGGGTACTTTGAAAGCACTAAGGCAAAATGCCCAATGAAAGGATGTCAAGATGAAGTTTTTATCGTTTTTCTCCAAGCTCCAGCAATGCTTTCGGCAAAAACTCGGTTTACCGACAAGTCAACCAAGCAACTTGCCATCGAGTTTGATATGTCAAACATCAAAACCACCAGAGAAGGCGAAAACCAAAGCGGATACCTTACCCGTAAAAACAAGTTCTCCGAAAAAGAATACGCAGAAGTCGAAAAGTACGCTACCCGCAAAAGAGGTAACAAGGACAAGCTCAAACCTGAATCAATCCCGCAAGCGCAGCCAAAAGAAGCCCGCCCTGGTGATGCAGCGATCTGGGGTGGCGGATTCCAAGGACTAAATATGCAATCCCTACTTGCTGGTCGAGGTATTCAACCAGTACGGGATGAAGCGGTGGGCTTGACACCTTCTCAAGCTGGCATACAATCAGGACCTAGGGTTGATCCAAAATCTACTCTGCGTGATCCTGACAACTTAAAGATTAAGACATGAGAATCCCATCAAACGCACAAGAACGAGAAGATTTTTATTTAGAAACCTTGCAAAAATGCTTGGTATCCAAGGAGGAAAGGCGGGCGGATTACCATACCCTACGGGCGTATTACTTGTTTGGCGCTGGTCCAGAAGAACCACCAGCTTACTTTAATAAAATTAATCCGCACCTTGACCAGCTTTCTTCTTTCTTGTATTCGGCAGACACTACTCGGTTTTCTATTCAGCTTGGTGCGTCAGTCAATCACATTGAACACCGCAAAACACCATCGTTAACCAATGCCTTAAATGATGAGTGGCTAAATTCCAATGCCGACCAAGTGTTCTCGCAAGCCTTAAATTGGTCTTTGGTGTACAACACCACTTATCTGAAGTTAGTGGTAAATAACGGCATACACCCGTACATGATTGAACCATCCTCCGTAGGCGTGCTGCGGGAGGATACACCTTATACAGACAGGCAAGAAGCCATCGTTCAGACCTATTACATTACTAAATCGGACCTCTACGCCCGTCTGTATTCGCATCCCAAGCGGGATGAGCTAGTCAAGCGTGTTACGACTGGCTCTGGTCCACAAGATAGCGACATCCCTGATGCGGTCAATCGCATTGTGACTAGCCAAACTAATCCGACTATTTACGGTAATGTGAACATGGATTTGTATGGCGAGATGCGTTATCAAGCCAGACTAGCCGAAGATACCGTGGAAATGCACGAATTATGGGTATGGAATGATGATATTGGTGACTATCAGGTAGTCACAATTGCCCAACCCAATGTAATTATCTACGATAGACCTGGCGAATCCCTGTTTATGAAGGGTGAATGTCCATTTATCCAGCTCTGTCCGAACCCTTTATACGATTATTACTGGGGTGAATCCGAGTGCCAGAAGCTAATTCTGTTGCAATCGCTACGAAATAATCGCATGACCGAGATTTTAGACTTACTTAGTAAGCAAGTTAGCCCTCCTACAGCCCTGACAGGCTTCACAGGCATACTGGATGAGAAGAATTTTGCCCTAAATCGGGCGGGTGGACTGCTTGCTAGCGATATGCCTAACGCTAAAGTGGATCGTTTAGCACCCAATTTGCCCAATGATTTGTTTGATATGCTGCGAGAAATTGATGCGATGTTTGCCGAAGTATCAGGAATCTCCAATGTTCTGTCTGGGCGTGGCGAATCAGGCGTTAGAAGTCAAGGTCATGCTAGCCAATTGGCACGATTAGGTAGCTCTAGGGCTAAGAAACGGGCATTAATTATCGAGGATGCGCTAGAAAAGGTCGCTACCATGTACCTCAAGCTCATGCAGTTCTATGATCCTACCCATTACACCGATACCGAGGGAAATCCTTTTATTGCAGACCAATTTACACGGGATTTTGTGGTGAAAGTCGATGCCCATAGCAATAGCCCAATCTTTACCGAGGATTTAAAGAACTTAGCGTTTAACTTGTTTAAGGCGGGTGCAATTGACCAAGAAGCATTATTGGATATGCTTGAACCTCCAATGAAGCAGTTGTTAAAAGATAAATTAAAGACTAAGATGACAACAGGTGGTGGTGGAAGCCTACCCGCTTCTGCAACCTCAGGTGGTCCAAGTGAACCAATAGTGGGGTAAATATGGAAAATCAACAGATACAACCAAGAGCCGATCAGCCGATTGTAAGTACGGAATCCCTCAAACGAGGTGATGCACCAGCCCAATTGCAATATCGGAATCAAGGATTTCAGAATTTCTCTCGTTCACCTAGCACACGGGTGTACGGGCGTGATGTGCGTTAATTTTTAAGGAGATTGATATGTACGGTAAGAAAATGAAGCGTGGTCGCAAAGCCTGTCGATAAGTTCCTTCACGGGATTTCCTAGGGTAGCGGGAAGTAAAATACAGCTACCCACTTGACAAGTTATAGATTAGGTTTAATCTATGCAGTAATTTGATAGGAAAAATGTATGGCTGTGCCACAACAAGACCTGATGAACATGATTAAAAGCCAACGGGATGGAGCAACCCCAGGCGGAATGGTCGAAGTAAAAGATGAAGAAGCGGTGTTGTCCGATGCGACAACCCCACCCATGGCAGCTCCCATGTCAACACCCGAACCCAAGATGGGCAGTAAAGAATCCGCTATGCTGAATTTATCCATGGCGATGGATTTGCTCAATCAAAGTTTGCCTGGCATTGGTGTGAACTCTGCGGAAGGCAAGCGTGTCTTAGATGCAATCCGTGTGATTACAGGGATTCTTGGACCAAACAAAGAGCGTACCGATGAATTGCAACCGACTGAAATTTTAAATATGTTGCAAACTTTACCTCAAGCGGGTGGCGCAACACCTGAGAGTAAAGCAATGTCCTCTGCGCCAGCGATTCCTGGCATGATGCCAACCCCGCCAGCAATGCCTAGCGGTGGCGGTATGCCATTACCTCAACCCATGTAAAGGAAATTATTATGGAACTGTTTAAACCCCGTGGTGCTTCTGCTCCTCGCAAACCAACCGACAATAACCAAAAGAACGGACAAGTAATCAATACTCCCCGTTATTCTCAATTTGGTGGCTTGTCTGCATCAAACAAAGCTGGTAGCAAAAACATGATGACCATGAGCCAGCCTGGTGATACCAAAAAAGTCATCTAACGAAAAAAGGGGATAAAGATGAGCTTAGAAGATATTAGTTTAGAACAGCGGGATGAATTAGCCCTCTTGATGAAAGAGTTGGCTGAGAATCCTTCCACCCGTAAAGAAGCATTGCGTTTAACAAAACGCTTGCGCCCAAACTTGCCCATACCTGAACTCGAAATGGAGGACTATACTGAGCAAAAAGTAAGTGCTGCTGAAGATCGGGTCATGCAATTAGAAGCCAAGCTGAAAGAAAAAGAAGCGTTGGAAGAATTGCAAAAGCGCAGAGATAAATTGATTAAAAAAGGTTTAGCTAGTTCGGATGATGATATTCAACAGATTGAGAAAATTATGCTTGAGAAGAACATATCAAACCACGAAACGGCTGCCGAGTATTTTGATTGGATGAAACAAGCTGCTGTGCCTACACCATCTGGCTATAACCCAAGTCCGTTAAAAGGTTTTGACCTGAATAACTATTGGAAAAACCCAGTACAAGGTGCTAGAAACGAAGCAGCAAAAGCATTGGCTGAATTGCGTAAAAACACTCGACCAATTGGTATTTGAAGTTTGCAGTAATAGGGGATATTTAGATTTTTGTTTGGAGATAAACTATGCCTATAGGTGGCGGTATTCTTCCAGCAGCGGGTACATCGCAATATAACGAACTTACTTATGTAACTCGTAGAGCGTTTATCCCCAAACTGGTCGTACAACTTTATAACAGCACACCCTTGATGGCTGCGTTGATTGCTAATAGTCAACAGGCTTCAGGTGGTGTATCCCAAGTAACTGTGCCAGTACAAGGCGCTCAGTTCGTTAACGCACAATGGTCTGATTACTCTGGTAGCTTTACGCAACCATCAGTACAGCAAGGTGCAT